AAGGAGAAAAACAAAGAATAGATTTATCTTTACTGTTTACTTGGAGGCACATAGCAAAAATGAAAAACAGTGCATCAACTAATCTTTTAATACTAGATGAAACCTTTGATTCTAGTCTAGATGTTGATGGTGTAGAGAACCTAACTAAAATATTAGATTCATTAGATGGTGATTCGAATGTATTTATTATATCCCATAAAGGTGATGTATTAGAGAACAAATTCAGATCTAAGATAGAATTCTATAAATCTAAAAACTTTTCAAAGATCAAATAGCCACCTTAGCTCAGTTGGTAGAGCAGTTGATTTGTAATCATCAGGTCGTCAGTTCGAATCTGACAGGTGGCTCCAGGGGTTTACAAACCCTTAAAAATTTGGTATAATATACCATTATGTCAAAAAAAAGAAAATACTACGAATTTCCTAATCCTGAATCTGAAATAGGAAAACTAATAAAGAGAAGAAGACTTCAAATGATCATTCATAGTACTGCTTATTATGAATTTGATACAGAGTTTATTTCAGATGATAAATGGCAGGAATGGGCAAATGAACTAGCAGAGCTTTTAAAGAAATATCCAAATGAATATAGTGATAGATTCGATAGATATTTCGAAGACTGGGATGGAACTACTGGATATCATTTGCCATATCGCGATCCATGGGCCTATTCAACGGTCCAATATTACATAAATAATAAAGTATTTTCGTGACAATTTCGTGACAATTAGTAATAAGGGGTTTACATACCCCCTGTTTTTTGGTACAATACACAAGTAAATTAAAAAAAGGAGTATAAATGGACCAATATTCAGAACTAAGAGAAGCCCTAAACAAGCTTTGTCAAGACGTTGTCGAAGAGCACAACAAACAATATCCAACACTAGCAGGTTCTTTAGAAATGACTTATTCTAAAGGTCAAAAATTTATTAAGGTAATTAGAGAGGGGGATTCACAAAGATCAGTTTGGGGATTCATCAATCTATCTCATCCAGATTTTAGATTTGGTGATATCTTAATGTCAAAAAGTTGGAAAGGACCAGCTTTAAACAAAGCTAGAGGAAACATCTTAGATGGATATGAAATTAGAGGAATGAGAATTTACGGACCAGATTACTTAATATGATATCAGAAAAAGGAATACTAGCAAAATTACTCGCAAAAGAGAATGTTACCGTTCAGCACGGTAATTACCAAACTGCATGGTTTGATATCAAAAACAGAACTCTTGGATTACCTCTTTGGAAAGATATGGGTAAAGATGTTTACGATTTACTCATTGGACATGAAGTAGGTCATGCTCTATTTACACCCTTTGAAGGTTGGCACGACAGTCCAGAGAAACTTGAAGGTTGTCCAAGATCATATATTAATGTTATCGAAGATGCTAGAATTGAAAGAAAGATTAGAGATCAATATGCAGGATTAGTAGGTCCAATGGCAAGAGGTTATAGAAAACTTTTAGAGGAAAATTTCTTCGGTCCTGTTGAAAGAGATGATTGGGAAGATATTAAACTCATCGACAAAATTAATCTTAAAACAAAATTACAGCATCTAATCGATGTACCATTTTCCGAAGAAGAAAAAGTCTTTTTAGACAGATCTTTAACAACAGAAACTTTCTCAGATGTAGTAGATTTAGTTAGAGACATTTACAACTGGACTAAAGAAAATCAAGAGGAACTTCTATCTCCTCCTCCACAAGTAGAAAAAGGAGAAAAGAAAGAAGAAGAAACTAATTCTGAAGAAATACCACAAATGGGTCATGACGACCAAATTCCACAAGAGAAAGAGGAAGAGGCAGAAACTCAAGAAAATCAATTTGAGGTTGATGAATCAGAAGAAGAATCTAAAAATCCAGCTCAATTAGAACAAGAAATGGAATCTAATAAAGAAGAATCACTAAAAGAAGAAGACTACGAAAGATCTGAAACTGATGATAATTTTAGAAATGCAGAAAGATCATTAGTAGAAGAAGATGAATTTGGGGATCAAAAAATAGTCGCAAGATCTTTTTCTAAAAGCGTAGCTAAAGAGCTAACAGTTTCTTTTTCCCAGATCAAAAAGGAAAGAGATGAAGCTATAGAAAGAAACGGAAGAAGAGATTGGTATGAGTCTAATAGAGATGGATTCAAATCTTATATGAAAGAATCAAAGAATTCTGTTTACTATGCTGTAAAAGAATTCGAACAAAGAAAAGCTGCTTTTAGATGGACTAGATCACAAACTGCAAAAACAGGATCTATCGATGTTAATAAGCTTTGGTCATATAAAACCAACGAAGATATCTTTAATAGGGTAACAAGACTTGCAGATGCTAAAAATCATGGAATGATTATGCTTATTGACTATTCTGGTTCAATGTCAGATGTCATGGGTGGAGTATTAGATCAAACAATAATGCTTTCATTATTCTGTAAAACAGTTAATATCCCATTTGAGGTTTATGCTTTTACAAGTGAATGGCATCCTAAATCATCATACCAACAGCAAGGGCTTAAAGATGGGGATTTACACCATGGAAACCTAAGTCTAGTACAAATTGCTTCAAGCAAATTAAGTAAATCTGATTTTAATGAAGCTCTTTATCACATGTACATAAGGAAAGAACTATACAAATCCAACAACCATGAGTCAAGATGGATGGAAATGGACATTATTGGTAAATCAGAAGAATATGGTTCAACTCCTTTAAATGAAGCTTTGATTGTTACTGATTATTTGATCAAAGACTTCAAACTTCAAAACCAAGTTGATAAAATGAATCTGGTTATTGTTAGTGACGGGGATTCAAATCGTTCGAATATGTATCAGGACTATGACTTAAAAGTGGAAAGATCTCATTTTAACAAATATGGTAAAGCAACATTATTAATGAATGGTCATAGATTAGATCTTGAGGGTTTTGGAAGAAAAGCTACACAAGACATTCTTTCGCATCTTTCTAAAAAGTATAACATGACCAATATTGGATTCTTTATTGCAGAGAAGAACTGGCACTTTAGAAGTAAACTAGAGTCTGCATTTACTCAGAAAAATCCAGGATGTTCAAGTTGGGATGAGGAGCAAGATTATCTTAAAGAATGCTCAAAAGAATATGTTAGAAATAAATGTGTTGCAATTAATGATGTATTTGGATATAACGAGTACTATCTACTTAAGAAAACTAAAAAGATGGATGCTGAATCCGATGAATTTGAAACTAAAGAAGATGCTACTAAAGGGCAATTAACAACAGCATTCAAAAAATATTCCAAGTCAAAGATAATGAACAAAGTTCTACTAACAAAATTTGGAAGAAGCGTTGCGTAACAATTTCGTGACAATTTGCAAAAAGGGGGTTTACAATATCCCAAAACGACGGTATAATATACCCATCTATTTAATTATGAAAGGAGTGAAAAATGGATTACACAATCTCGACTAAGATGATCGTCCAGGAACTACAAAGAAGGTTTCCGGACAAAACTGAATTTAGAACTAGAGAAATTGTAGATACTGCAAAGTCTTTAGGTTATGGAAGTGGTGCTTATCGTCCACTTACTAATGCAGATCTAAGAGTTAGAATCGGCACATATGACTTATCTGGAATTATCGAAACAGCAACTGTTTCAGACAACGAATCAACTAGAAAAGATTCAACAATGCAATCTATTGTAAACGAAGAAAAAACATTTGCCACCACTGATCCAACATTCGTTCCATGGGGATCTTTCCATGATATTGTTAAGATCATTAAATCGGAAATGTTTTATCCAGTTTATGTTTCTGGTTTATCTGGAAATGGTAAAACATTTATGGTTGAACAAGCAGCAGCTAAGCTTGGTCGTGAATTCATTAGAGTTCAAATCAATCCAGAAACGGATGAAGATGATTTGCTTGGTGGATTTAGACTCATCGATGGTGAAACAGTATTTGCCAAAGGTCCAGTTCTAAAAGCAATGGAAAATGGTGCAATACTTCTACTCGATGAAATCGATAGGGCCACAAACAAGATCATGTGTTTACAAGGAATCTTGGAAGGTAAACCAGTATTGGTTAAGAAAACTGGTGAAGTTGTACAACCAGCAAAAGGTTTCAATGTAATTGCTACAGCCAATACGAAAGGTAAAGGTTCTGAAGATGGAAGATTTACTGCAGCTTCTATCATCGACGAAGCTTTCTTAGAAAGATTCACAATTTCAATAGATCAAAAGTTTCCAAGCTTAGCTATTGAAAAGAAAATAATTCTAAAGCATATGGACAAATATGTTCCAAGTGATGCTTCTGGAGATACAACCGCAGAAGATTTTGCAGATAAGCTAGTAACTTGGGCAGATATCATTAGAAAAACTTTCTATGATGATGGTGTAGATGAAGTTATTTCTACTAGAAGACTCTGTCACATCGTGCAAACATTCTCTATTTTTGGAGATAAAACTAAAGCAATCGACCTTTGCATTTCTAGGTTCGACGAAGATACAAAAGCAGCTTTTGTAGATTTATATTCTAAAGTCGACTCTGGAGAAGAAGGGAATTTAAATAATGGAATCAGTGAAGATGAAATCAACAAAGAACTCGAAGACGACGAAGACTAATAGTCTATTCAAATTCAACGAGGATAAACTCCTCGTTGAGATGCTAACTTATATTAAGGATACCTATGGTGGACACTACTCAAAGAATAAGTTCCAATCAACGGAATTTATTATTGACTGTGGTCATGGTATGGGATTTTCCTTAGGAAATGTACTAAAGTACGCACAAAGATATGGAAAGAAGGAAGGTTTTAATAGATCTGATCTAATGAAAATCATCCACTATGCTGTTATAGCTTTGCACGTACATGATTTAAATAATGGAGAAAAATAATGCAACTATCAAGTGACACAATATCAGTACTACAAAACTTTGCTTCTATCAACCCTAACGTTGTTCTAAAGCCAGGTCAAGAAATCAAAACAATATCTGAAGCTAAAAATATATTAGCTGAAGCGGATATCATCGAGGACTTTCCTCAAGAGATTGGAATATATGATCTATTTGAATTCTTATCAGTTCATAGCTTAGTAGAAGCTCCTCACCTAGATTTTGAATCAAATGCAATAGTAATTCAAAGCACAGGTGGTGGGTGTAAACTACCAAACAAACAAACCGTTAAATACTACTCTGCTGAGCCAAGTATCTTAACAACAACAGACAAAAATATTGATATGCCAGATCCAGAAGTTACCCTGAATTTAACTGCGGATGTTATTTCTAGGATTAAAAAAGCAGCATCTGTTCTTGGACATACCGATATTTCTATAAACGGAGATTCAAATGGAGTTTCTATTAAGGTCTTTGACCCAAAAGATAGTAGCTCTAATACTTACGAATTCGAACTTGGTGAAAATCCAAGTGGGAATACATTCTCTTTCGTCTTAAACATTTCAAATCTGAAATTGATAGACGGAGATTATGATGTATTTGTATCTGCAAAGGGGAATGTGTTTGTATCAAAATGGGTTAACACAGTTAAACCTGTTAGATATTTTATTGCTTTAGAGCAAAGCTCAACCTTTAATGTATAAATACTACAAAGAAAATGGAAGTGCCTTGTTGGGCTTCCATAATTTGTTAACTTTGCAAAGGAGAAAATCATGGCAGAAGAAGTGAAAACTGAAAATGCTGAAGCAGAGCAAGTTCAACTTTCTCTACAGGATATCGCCACAATGGTTCAGATTATTGACATCTGTTCTAAAAGAGGTGGATTTGAAGGTCCTGAATTAGAGGCAGTAGGTGGGCTAAGAAATAGAGTCGTAAGATTCTTAAATGCCGCAACACCTAAAGATGGCGACGCACCAGAAGGTGCAGTTCCAGAAGTTGAAGAAGCTACTGAAGAATCAGCTGAATAATTATGGGGAGGCGAAAGCCTCCTCTACATTTAGGAATATATTATGAAATCAAATGAAAAGTCTAATTTACTATTAGCATTACAACAAGGGATCGTAACAGTAACTTTTAAAAAGATTGATACTGAAGAAATACGAGTTATGCCTTGTACAATCAATCCAACAGTTCTACAAGATAATGGAGTCGCAATGACTCTCAATATGAACGCAGACTCAGATCATTTTGTAGCATGGGCATTGGATAAAAATGCATGGAGAAGCTTTAGACTTGACACAGTTATATCATGGGAGAAAGAATGAACCAAGAATTTTTATGGGTAGAAAAGTATAGACCCAGAACAATCGAACAATGTATCCTTCCAAAATCATTAAAGGAAACATTTAAAGCACAAATAGAAAATAAAGAACTACCAAATATGATGTTTACTGGTACTGCAGGTACTGGTAAAACAACAGTAGCTAGATCTTTATGTCAGGAGTTAGGATTAGATTATATCCTAATTAACGGATCAGAAGAATCCGGAATAGACACACTTAGAAATAAGATCAAACACTTTGCTTCAACTGTATCTCTAACAGGATCAGTAAAAGTTGTAATATTAGACGAAGCAGATTACTTAAATCCACAATCAACCCAACCTGCACTCAGAGGATTCATAGAAGAATTTAGTACTAATTGCAGATTTATCTTAACATGTAATTTCAAAAATAGAATTATAGAACCTCTCCACAGCCGATGTACTGTTATAGATTTTAAAATACCTAAAGAGGAAAAATCAGAAGTAGCAGCAGAAATGCTAGAAAGGCTTGAGGTTATACTTGATTACGAAGGAATTGGATATGAAAAGAATGTTCTTGCAGAACTAATTATTAAATACTTTCCAGATTTTAGAAGAACTATCAACGAGGTCCAAAGATACTCTGTTTCCGGTAAGATAGACACTGGTATATTAGTTCAAATCAGTGATATCGCAATGGATGATCTGATGAAACTGCTAAAGGAAAAGAACTTTAGGGAAATGAGAAAATGGGTTAGTAACAATATGGACACAGAACCAGCTTCTATTTTTAGAAAAATCTATGATGGAATGAGTGAGAAAGTACAAGATCAATCTATTCCACAGCTTGTTCTGATCTTGGCAGACTATCAATATAAGAATGCATTCGTGGCAGATCACGAATTGAATTTAGTAGCATGTTTTACAGAGATTATGTCAGGAGTACAGTTTAAATGATAGAAGAAGGATATCACATTTGGCCAATACATTATGGCGAACACAGTACTATGCATAGGGTTACTTTTGTAAAAGATGGAAGAGTAGTCTATGAAAGAATATTTGAAACCCTTGAACAAGCACAAAGGTATATAGAAAAAAATGAATCCGTTTGAATATATTAACGCAATCAACTATACCAAGAAAGATATTATGGTTGATGATATTGCAGAGAAAGAGTATAATTCTTTCCTTGTGAATAGAACTCTATCTTATTTTCCAGATACTATTCTTTTTGCAAATGAAATGAACATCAATCATCACATTGATAGTCGTCTTCAATTCGATTTTTTTATAAATATAATTAGCAAACGTAAAAGATTTTCTAAATGGGCAAAGCCTGAAGAAATAGAGAATCTTGAGCTCATCAAAGAATATTATGGATATAGCATCGATAAAGCTAAGTCCGCATTATCATTAATGAGTAATGAACAAATTGAAGAATTGAAAAAAAGGATTTATAAAGGTGGAAATAGAAAACAACGAAATTAAAAACTGGTCACCTGCCCAGATGCTAGAAGTGACCCTAAATGAACCAGACGACTTTCTAAAGATAAGAGAAACCCTTACTCGTATAGGAGTCGCATCACGAAAAGATCAAAAACTGTTTCAGTCTTGTCACATACTACATAAACAAGGCAGATACTTTATTGTGCATTTTAAAGAACTCTTTTTGTTGGATGGTAAACCTTCTAACTTAATGGACAACGATGTTCAAAGAAGAAATACCATTGCAACGCTTTTGAGTGATTGGGGATTAGTTACAATAGTAGATCAATCCCAAGCTAAGGACGTAGCTCCATTGAGACAAATCAAAGTTATTCCGTTCAAGGAAAAGAATCAATGGGAACTTTGTCCAAAATATAATATAGGAAATTCCCAAACTAAGGAGTAAACCTGTATAAATATAACTGAATCGCCGATGGTCGGGATTCAAATTAACCTTGCTAACTAATAGGAGGA